ACAGCACGTATCATTGGCACCAACGTTAGACTTGCTCACGGTGCTGCTGGATCTGCTAACTCAGTAGAGGGTGCCGCTATGCCTCAGGTTGCCAACCAACAACCAGTTGCTCTACCTGGATCCGACCCAAGAGCACAGGCAGCAAATCCATTGCTAACCCCTGCTGCTCCAGCACCACCAGGAGCTCCAGCACAAAACCCATTCGTAACTTTGATGTTACAGCAAGCAGCAGCATCCAATCAACAAAAGCAACGAACTGATATGACTAGTCGTAGTTTGTACAGTGTTACAAATCCAACTGGTATTAGTAGCTTGTATCAATGGAGTTATTAAGATGGCAAACGATTCTACTACCAGTTCAATTGAACTAATCAAAGCACTCATTTATGATATCAAAGGGAACGCCACAGATATCACAAAAGCAATCACTGGATTCTTTTACTACGAAAGTATTAAAAATCCTTTTGTAACTGCTGTAGCAAACATTGTTGACTCTGGTAACAACTTGATCGGTACTTTACCAATTCAAGGTGGCGAGCAAGTATATGTAGAGGTAAAAGATTTTGCTGGTGAGACGTTTGATTATAATTTACATGTGTGGAAGGTATACAATAGATCATTCACAAAGAGTTTACAGACATATAACTTAGCACTGATATCTAAAGAAGCATTATATAATGAAGGTGTTAGGTTAACAGAGATTCTTAAAGGAACACCAGATACTATCGTTGAAAAAATTCTAAAAGAATATCTCAACACAGACAAAGAAGTTAATAAAGAGACGTGTAAGTATCATGTACAGTTTTATCCCAACGGTAAGAAAGCACACTCAATTATTCAATCGATAGCACAGAAAGCAGTTTCAAATACTTCATCTAAAGTTAGTGAGTCTGCTAGTAAGACAACAACTGGAGGGAAGACTGGATTGTCTGGAGATACAAAGACATCATCTGGTACTGCTGGATATCTTTTCTTTGAAAACAAAGATGGATTTAATTTCAACTCAGTTGATTACTATTACAGTACTGGAGATGATAACTTCAAAGGAAAAGCAGAGGTTGCTACCTATGAAGCAAAGCCAACCAAACCAGGCGACAGATATGTCATACAAGAGTATCAGTATACAAATGAACTAGATATTCTAGATCAAATGAGAAATGGAACTTTCGCCAGTCAACTCGTAATGTATAACTGGTCAACAGGATACTATGAAGAGTATCGATATAATTTACAAGAGAATTATAATAACATGGCACACCTAGGCAGTCAATCTAAACTAGGTTCGATGCAAAGTGAACTCTCTACTAATCCTAGTAGAGTTATGTCATTAGTAATAGACCACGAAACTTGGCATGACGATGAGACTCCTGGATCCACCGACGAGAGGGATAATCCAAACGGAAATGGATCTAGCTTTCCAGACTACCAAAAGCATTGGTTAGGACAAAGCATTGCCCGTCATTATTTTATGGAGAATCAGAAGATGGAAATTCAGGTGCCTGGAAATATGAATCTCAAAGTTGGTGATAAAATTAAAGTCATGTTACCTAACATGGCGGCAGAAAAAACAAGAGAGACTGAAAAGTATGATACAGAAAACAGTGGTACATATTTAATCTCTGCTCTATCTCATAACAATACCTTCCTAAATAGCAGTAGCTGTACCACTAGATTAGAATTAATTCGTGACATCTATGGTATGAAAGACGGCACGAGCAATGTAAAGTGATATGGATCCAGTATTATCCTCTTTATTTCCAGTAAATCAGATTGGTTCCGATGGTTTTTCTTGGTGGATCGGGCAAATTGAATCTGAAAAGGGAGCAGACCCAAAGAATTCTGGTAGATATCGTGTACGTATAGTAGGTGTACATTTAAAAGATTGTGATGCTACCCCAACAGAAGCATTACCTTGGGCACAGGTAATGATGCCCGTCACCTCCCCATTCACTGACGGAGGAACAACTGGCGCTACTGTAGATCTTAGACAAGGCAACTGGGTTGTAGGTTTCTATGTAGATAATGATAGACAGAAACCAATCATCATGGGATCGATTGGTCACACTGCTGGTGCCACACAGAAATCTAATGTAGAATCAGATCCAAATCCTGGTAGTACATGTAAATCGTTCACCACATACATAGACGACACATCCAATCCAAATCTTGCCAAACCAATGGCGTCGGATGAGAAAAGGAATGGAGATCAACCAGCAGCAGCAACAACAGCAGAAACTAATGGCACAACAAAACCAGGAGAGGCAGGACAAACTGCTTCTTCGGTTCCCAACCAAATGCCAGCAGCATTCTATGGATTGTTTGCCGAAGCATCAACAACTAACCCTACTGGCAATAAAGTATGTGTGGAGATTGCCAATCCCAACTGTGGATCTGAGAATGATCTTCAGGGTGGACTTACCAAGATTATTGGTGACATGCTCAAGGCAACACAACAATCTGGTGGAAATTTGGGAACATATTATGTCAGCAAGATCAATGGAGAACTCAACAGCTACATTGATCATGGCATGGAGTATGTTAACAAGGCAGTACTTCTTGTCAAGAGTTTTGTTGCTAGAGTTAAAGGTGAGATCGTTAAGTTAATTCGTGAAGGTGTAGACCAACTTGTTGAGCTCATTCTATATGAAAAGGTAGTAGAAGAAACAGCAGAGAAAGCAGCAGAAAAAGCAGAAGAGTCACAGATTGATAAAGAGGCAGAGAATCCTGAAGAACCTGCTACCAAGAAAGAAAGTAGATTGAAACCAATCTTTGACACCATCAACGATGTGTTAGATGATCTTGGTTGCTCGATGGCAGATCTAACAGATAGATTGGCACAGTGGTTGACTGATCTACTTCTAGGTTATCTGATGGATGCCTACTCTAACGCTGTTTGCCTTGTTGATAACGTGGTGAATGGTATCTTAGATCAAATCTTATCTTTCTTAGATGAATTAATCTCTTCTGTCTTGGGACCAATCCAAGAGATCTTATCACTACTAGCAGCACCTCTAGATATTATTGGCAACGCTATTAATAAAGTTCTATCTCTCTTAGGCATCTCTTGTGATGGACCTCCAGCTCAGTGTGAAAAAGTAAAGAAAGAATGTGTTGATTGTGGCACAGATGAGAAGAATGAGGATTGGTTGGATGATCTTATTGCTGCACTTACTGATGGAGCACTAGACAATACAACTTATGTTTGTGATGAAGCAAAGAATACATCTGCTCTAGACTCTCTTCCACCAACTGATGTTGTATTCATTGGAGGTACACAACCAACAGGCGAAGAAGATCCTATAGAAAATACAGTACCAGCAGATATTTTCATTACATATTCTTCAGAAGATATCGAAGTGACAGAAGGTCAGCAAGCTGTCTTCACTATTACTAGAGGTGGTGCTATCAATACAGCATCCAGTTTGACAATGACTGTGCTTGGTGGCACTGCTACACAAGGAGTAGACTATGATAAGATCTTTACTGGTAGCTCAATAGGATTTGCTCCTGGACAATCGACCAAGAAAATTGTCTTCGAAACATATAAAGACAATGAATTTGAAGGACCAGAAACATTTTTCATTAAGCTCGAAGAGAATGTTACACCCCAAGGATATTTTGTGACATATCCTGGAGGCAATGTACATAAGTGTACCATCAATGATTTTATCAGCGGTGTATCAAACAGTCAGCAACCAGAACTACCACCCAACACCCCCTTCATTCCTCCATCTAAGGTAGCAGTTGATTCTGTCCAAGTTGGTGGTATCATTGGACCATCTCAACCAGCGCTTCCTGTATTCTCTGTTACTACTGAGAAACTTTACTACAGTGAAGGCGAAACTATTGTCTACAATATCACCACAAAAAATGTTCCATTCGACGGAACAACATATACCTACACGATTGATGGTGATGTAACAGCAGATGATCTAGGCACAAATTCATTGACAGGTAATTTCCAACTAGATTCTAATGGTGAAGCGGTAGTCTCTATTCCTCTAGTAGCTAATGATGATGCTCCTATCATTACAGATGAAGATGGTAATGTAGTTGATGATGGTGTCGATCCAGCAGAGAGTATTGTATTCTCTATCGATGACACTCCAGCATTTGTAACTAATTACATCCTCGCTGATGATGACACAGATAATGTTAATGCTTTGTGGTCTGTTACTAGTGACTTATCTTATGTAAGTGAAGGTGAAACAGTAACCTTTACAATCACAACTAAGAATGTACCCGATGGTACGAACTTCACTTACAAATTGGTTGGAGACATCACAGCAACAGATATTGTTGGATACAAACTAGAATCAAATAAAGACTTCAACAATCTTCCTTTAAAGATAGTCAATGGTACTTGTGTAGTTCCAATTACAATTGCTTTAGATGGAGAGACTGAAACCAATGAGTACTTTAATTTTGTTGTTGACTTCTATGTCGATGAGCAAGGCAATCAACAAGAAGTTGGTGTACAAACTCAAGTAATTCTTCTAGGTGAATCAGACCCTGTAGTGTTGGATACTCAACCATCATACTTTGTTTCTTCAGACAAGTTAGAGTACAAAGAAGGGGAGACTATTGTCTTCACATTAACTACTACTAACATTGCTGATGGTACTAAGTTAGGTTACACATTGTATGGTAGTGGCATTAGTAAAAATGATTTTGTAAATGAATCATTGTTCGGTTCCTTTGTTGTCATCAATAACACAGCAAAAATTTATATCACCATCAAAGAAGACACAGAAGTCGAAGAGATCGAACAGGTTACTCTACTGATTACTGGTACAGGAGCATCAGCCAGTGTATTCATAGTAGATACTAGTCCAGCAGGTCAGCAGAAACCAGACCCAGAAAAGAAAAAACCATGCTTCGATAAACCAGTGGCAGGCAAACCTATCACCGATGGCAATGGATCTATCATCAGCATTCCTGTTGTTGATAGTGGATGTCCTTACATCTTCCCGCCCAAAGTTATCATCACTGGTCCTGGATTCGGTGCCACCGCTATTGCTCTGCTCGATGCTAACAACAAAGTTAGCGAGATCCGAGTCACTAGATCTGGTAAAGGATATAACATCAACAAGCCAGATGATTTTGGATTGAGGTGTGTCATTGATTCTTATACTTTAATTAAACCTGGCACTGGATACACATCTACTCCAGAAGTTTATGTTGACGGTGTTGCTGGTCGTGCTGAGGCAGTCATCGATGATAGAGGATATGTTATCAGTGTCAGACCTACCGATAGAACAACAACATGGAATGAGATTCCACAGGTAAGAATCATCGGTGGCGGTGGATCTGGTGCCAGAGTTATTCCTTCTGTTGTCTGCCTAGATAATAATGAGTATGAGAACCAAGGTTATGCCAAGATTGGCACAGGTCGTTATGTTGATTGTCCATAAGGAGTATAAGTGATGGCAAATTCTACTAACAAAGCTCCTTCACAGGACACACAGAATAAAGTTAATAATGGATTTAGTTACGACCCAGAGTTGGGTAAGAATTTATTCTCCGAAGGTCCATCTCCAGTATGGAGTCAAACGTTCGAAGGATTTAACTTTACTGTCTACAAACAGGGAGATGATTATGGTGCTGCTCTATACAATGGTAAGGCATCACTACACTTTGATGTAAACAATAATATTATTCTATCTGCTGGTCCACCATCACAGTCTGGATGTGGTGGTAAGTTGGTAATGAATACCCAGCAGCAAATTCAGAAGTCTAAATCTGTTGCTGTTGAAGTGACTGGTAGAGACGAAGGCGGTACATTAGAAAAAACTACAGATGCTGATGGCAATGTGGAGGAAAAAAATCTTCCATCATATTCATTAAAAGTTTATGGTGCTACTCATATTGAATCAATTGGTGGTGAAGTGGCAGTAAAGGGAGACAACGTAACAGTTAGTGCTGGCAGCACATTGAATCTAAAATCAAACAAAGACATTACTCTACAAGCAGGAGAGAATGGCGGCAAGATTCAGATGTATGGTAGCGTAGTTGATATGAATGTCAACACCTTCAATAAAAACATCACTGGTGGTGAATATACGAAGGGAGCTGGCGAGGTTAGGATTGATCAAGACAAAGCAGGATCAGAAGTTACAATCAATACTCCTGGTAGTGTTAGATATATTGTCAATGGAGACTATACTATAGGTGTGAAGGGTAAGTATACCACAGATGTCGAAGGAAAATACACACTGAATGTAGATAAAGATTATGGTTTGAAAGTCTTAGGAGACTACGCCAACGTAGTATCTGGCAAAGGTTTGACAAAAGTTAATGGTGTTGGATCCAAATCCAGTCAAACAGCAAACTATCTTATTGATGTTCTCACAAACTCGAAGAAGAGTCAACCAGGATTTGAAATTAATTCGAGCAGTTTAATTCAACTTACCAATACAGAGGGCGGTTTTAAATTTGAGATTGCTAAGCAAGCAGGTCTGTTAGAACTAAAGAGTGGTGAGTTCAAAGTTGAAACAGGAAAGAAACTAGGATCGTTTGTCATTGATAAAAAGCAAGCGGTGTGGGAGTTTAATCCCAACACAAAAATCAACCTGAGTAGTAAAGAAATTAAGATCGAACAGAACAAATCATCATACATTAAGGTGGGTGCTTCACAAGTTGATATTGTTGGTCCTAAGATTTACCTAAATTGAATTTTAGTTACAGGAATTCCGAAAAAAATTTCCCGCCAAAAAATTGCCAAAAAGGTTATCCTAAATAGTCAGGTGTGAACAGGGGTTTTATGCTGTCTACCCAGTATCGTCTTAGACTAGAGTTTATTTGTGAGCGTATAGTAAAAGGTGAAGAAGTTAAACTCGAAGACATGATTTGGGCTGAAAAATTGGCAAAGGCAAATAGATCAGCAGCAACCATTCTAAGACAGGCAAGAAGACGTGCCAGCAATCCTGATATGGTAGAAGGTAGTCTAGATGATTTTATGAACGCCATGGACCTTGGAGACCCCGATCCCAGCAACCACAAGACACGCTTTGATAGTGCTGATGACATCGTAGACTGGTTTAGTCAAGAGAAATCTGATGATTGGCGACAAAGGGATTGACAAAATCAAAAAACCTCAGTAGGATAACTCTGTGGCAGTTTAAGGATGCTGTATAAACATAATGACTTGACAATTATCGATAATTTCTTAGAACAAGAAAGATTCGAACATGTTCGAGATGCCATAACAAATCAAGCTTTTATTTGGAGGGTTGGTCCTTCTTTGTCAGAAAATTCTAGACAAATGGATCCTCTTTTTGAATATCAGTGTGTCAGACTGTTGTATGCTCCTGGAAATACCCTCGAGCCCGATTTAATTCGTTTAATAACACCTATATTGAAACCTTTGAACATTAGATCAGACAATGTATTGAGAATCAAAGCAAATTTAAATTTCTGTAAACATATACCATTTGTTGCTGGTTATCACGTTGACGTTCCAGACGTGGTGTTAGGCAAAGGGATGACAGGAATATACTATATTAATACGTGTAATGGTGCTACGTTATTTGAACGTGGTGATGTGGTAGAATCAATTGAAAATAGAATGGTTATATTTCCAAATAGTTGGAAACATTCTGCTAGACATCAAACAGACTCTCCAACCAGAATTGTTATCAATTTTAACTGGTTGACAGAACAAGGTCCCAGTGATATAATTTGGGAGTAATCAGGGGACGGTGGTGGAATGGTAGACACACCAGACTTAAAATCTGTTGAGCATTACGCTCGTGAGGGTTCAAGTCCCTCTCGTCCTATTCCACATAAATAGTTATGTGTGGAAATCAAGATGAAATACTCTGTAACCCAAGGATACCGTTTTTATATGGGACAGGTGGTACGCATGTATTTCATCCAAAACATCCCTTATACTTTCGATGAACTTCCTCAACTAGTACAAGATCATCCATCTGTACTACAACAAGCATTGGGTCACCATGATTACGATGATGAGGAGTTGTATAGAGCATCTTCTTATTTGATTGAAGAAGGATGTCATCCATGTATGTTTGATATCGAAGTAGACGACCCAACTTTGTTACCTCAAGATGATTGAATATTTTAATGAATTGATTGTTGGTGCTTTTGAAAATAAAATTCAAGCATTTTCACATCCATCTAAATACGCTTTCATCCGTGTTACCCACAGAGATGTTGGTAATGGATTGTTTTACGGAGAACAAGCATATAATTATCAACTTAATAAACCCTATAGACAATTTGTCTTAGAACCTATCGAAGAGGATGGTAAGATTAGAATTATCAATTATGAAATTCTAGATCAACATCTTTATGTTAATTTTAAAAATCTCAATACCTTAAACAAGTCTAAACTTAAGATTCGTTCGGGTTGTGATGTATTTCTAGAATTAAAAGAAAATTCTTTTGTAGGTGGTTTACAAGGTTGTGATTGTAAGGTAGAATGGAGAGGTAGAGATACGTATCTCCAAAATGAGATTGAACTCACCCCTACCCATTATTATGTAAAGGATCTAGGATTTTGTGCCATTCATAAGCACCAAATTTGGGGTTCTAAGCATGGTAGGTTTGAGTTCGCTCGTATGCCACTTTAGCTCAGTGGTAGAGCAACCGCCTTGTAAGCGGTAGGTCGTCGGTTCAAGTCCGACATTTGGCTCCAGTCGGTATGGCGGAATTGGTAGACGCGCTGGGTTTAGGTTCCAGTGTCCTTGTGACGTGGAGGTTCAAGTCCTCTTACCGACATTTCAAAATTCGTATTTTGGTTACATAAAACTCGAAAAAAATTCTCCGAGGTAAAATCGCCAAAAAGGTTGTGTATAAATACATTGAAGAAGAAAGAATAACCCAGGGTTTGGCTAATTATGGCTCTAACAAGACTTGATAATCTATACTCAAGTAAGACTGGTAAGTACCTATACGTATCACCAGACGACTTTAACGCTACTGATGAACTAGACAATAGAGGCAATAGTCCTCTACGTCCTTTTAAGACAATCCAGAGAGCATTTATTGAGGTTGCTAGGTATTCATTCTTACCTGCTAGCAACGGACAAAGTGTGCCCGATCGCTTTGACCAGTTCAGCATCATGTTGATGCCTGGCGATCACTATATCGATAACCGTCCTGGTCTGGTAGAATTAAATACTGGTGAGCGTCCACGCTACTATGACGCCAAAGAACTAATTACAGCAAACCGTCAAGAAATTATTGATAGGTCATTTGCTCAGATTGCTGTAGAATATCCAGATTTCTACACTCCATACGATCCACAAACAGAAGAAATTTCTAGATATCGTGATTCTTATCGCTTTATCCAGAAAAATAGACAGTATATTGCTGACAAGGCAGTTGCTGAAACTGCTATTCAATTTCCAGACTTCTATTTCCCTGATGAACCACAAACAGATCAGTGGAGCAGACGTTCTGACTCATATCGTCTAATTCAAGAAAACAGAGCTGCTATTATTCAGGCAGCATATGATAACGTAGTTCTTGCTTATCCCGCCGTTGCTCTTGCTCCTACCGATACTAAGTGTCAGCGTGATATTGGGCACTTGGTTGATCTTCTTTCTCTAGATCTTTTCTGGGAAACTAACAGATGGACAAGAGAATTTACTCTTAATTATTTTGATCAAGACGGCAATCCTATCAGCAATGGTCTTGTAGGAGAAGAAGCACAATCTGTTTATGCTTTTAATGCTGCCAGAGATTTGATGAAGGCAGCGATCACTAACCAAAGCACGGTAACTATTAACGGTCAAGTTATTGATCTCTCTTCTTGGTATAAAGATCTCACAATTACTGGTGATCCAAACCCTGGTGGAAATCCTCCTCCATACGGCACTCCTGGTGTAACTACTAATAATACCGATCCTGCTTCTTGCTCTGGTATTCAGTTAGAAATTGATAACCTAGTAACTATTGTTACTGATGTCATCACTGCTGGCAACCTCAATTCACTTCCTCCCGAAGGTACAGAAATTGGTCGTGCTGGACAATTGAAGTGTCGTCGTGACGTTGGGTATTTGATCGATGCCGTTTCTCTCGATGTAAGTCTTGGTGGCGGTAACGTTTATACTCGTAAGTTTGTTCAAAACTATTTTGATCGTACTGGATCTGGATGGATCGATGACGGTCTACAAGGTGAGGAAGCACAGTCTAATGCCGTATTCAACAAGGCAAGAGACTTGATGATGGCATCCATCACCAACCAGAGTGGATTCCCTTATAGAGATCTAACAATTACTGCTGATCCTAATCCTGGTGGTGCCTATGGTACTGCTGGTTCAAATACAGCAAACGACAATCCAGCATCCTGTGCTGATGTTCAAGGTATGATTTCTACCTTGGTTAATATTGCTACAACGTATTTCACTCAGGGAACTCTAGAGAATTTTGTACAAGAAACAGTATCTACATTAGAAAGTTCTGGTGCTACTAAGTGTAAGCGTGATATTGGATATATTGTTGACGCTGTTGCTGCCGACCTAGGAAACGGTGGTAATGGCAATATCATTGCTGCTGCCAAGTCCTACTTCAACAAAAATGGCACTCCTATCAGCAATGGTCTTGTGGGGGAAGAGGCACAATCTGTTGTTGCTTTCTCCGCTGCTGGTGAGTGGATGAAGAAGGCAATCACCAATCAGCTATACAACAAAGATCTCACCGTTCTTCCTGGTCCTGCTACTTATGCTGGATACGAAAATGGCGATCCTTTGGTTCCTAATCTACCATCTGGAAACTCTGCTACCTGTATTGATGTACAGGCATCAATCGACACCCTTATCAGTATCATTGTTACTGTTATTGATGAAGGATCCCTAACAAGTCTTTCTAGTGTACAAGTAACTGGCGATATTCCAGTATTTAACTACAATAGAGCATTACAAGAGTGGCAAGATAATTCTATTCTTGATCTTTCCAACCCAGATAACGTTCTTTACAAATTTAACTCTTCAACGGGTGGTTGTATCGTTCCTAGAGGTTGTTCTCTAATCGGTTACGACCTCCGTCGTACTGTTGTTCGTCCTTTGTATGTTCCCGATCCTGCTGATGGAACACAAGAAAGAACTTCGATCTTTAATCTAACTGGTGGTTGCTACATCTGGCAGTTTACTATTAAAGACGGTGATTTGTCTGAAAATTCACCTCTTTATGATACTCAAGCACAAGTAGGTAAAGTTTATTTCCAGAAGGGTAATAACTCTCAACTCGCTATTCCTGAGTATTCTCACCATAAGATCACCATCATGACTTATGCTGATAAGGATGATCTTGAGTTGTATTATAGAAAAGTTGGTACAGCATTTGCTCTATTCCAGCCAACTATTGATGACGGTGACTTCGAAGCACTACCTCAGGAAAACAGAATTGTTGGTCCTCTGTCCGATACCAGAAATATTGTCAATATTAGATTGACTGGTCAAACTGTAACTGGTAAGACAATTATTAAAGCAACCACTAAAGTTGCTCATGGATACTTTAAAGAGCAGTATGTTGCTGTCATTGACACTGGACTTAATGATGGTCTAAACGGCACCTTCAAAGTTACTGCTATTTTTGATGACAATCCAAAGCAGTTTGAATATCAAGTAGATCTAACACCACAACAATTAGGACTTGATATTAATGAAGATGGATATTCTGTACCAGATCTAAATCTTAATGCTAGAGTACAGGCAGAGATTGACTCTGTTGAATCTGCTTCTCCATACGTCTTTAACTGCTCTATTCGTTCCACCTGGGGTCAGTGTGGTATGTGGGCAGATGGATCCAAGGCAACTGGATTCAAGTCGATGGTTGTTGCCCAGTACACGGGTGTTTCACTACAAAAAGACGACCGTGCTTTCATCCGCTACGATGAATTCACTAACACCTGGAACCAGGCATCACTGACTGATGCTTTTGCTACCGTTGCTTACCACACCAAGGGTGATGCTTACTGGAAGGATGAGTGGAGAAACTTCCACATCCGTGCTTCTGATGACGCTTTCATTCAGTGTGTTTCGGTCTTCGCTGTTGGATTCTTCGATCACTTCTTGATGGAGTCTGGTGGTGACATGTCCATCACCAACTCTAACTCCAACTTTGGTAATACATCACTCCATGCTGTAGGTTTCAAAGGATTCTCCTTCAACCAAGACAAGGGTGGATATATCACCGATATTGTTCCTGTCAAGAACGTTGATACTAGTGCCTTCAACACTGTAGATCTAAAATATTATCCACTTTCTAACCAAGCAACCAAAGCGAATGGTAACCAGACTAAACTATATTATTCTGGTGACGAAGTATATTCGCCATTCACCAAACCTGCCACTTCTATTGATGGATACAGATTAGGTGCTTTAACAAACGATAAGTTATACCTGAAACTACCTAAAGTTGGTGGTGGTAATGATGTTTTCGAATCTACTGTATCTCCATCAGGATTTAAAAAGTATCAAGTTTCTTTGGAGACATTAAATCCAGATAACGTACAGATCAATAATAATGCTCAAGATGCTGCTAACCTCATCGAGGCAAACAAAGCATTTATCCAGAATGAAGCATACAACTATATTATTACCAAGTATCCTGCCCTTCAGGATAACACAAATATTACTATTAGTAAGTGTGAAAGAGATCTTGGATATCTAGTTGATGCTGTTATTTCCGACTTAAAACTTGGTGGCAACATCAGCACAATTCAATTTGCTGAAGGATACTATGTTGGTGGAGCACTGACATATATTTCTCAGGAATTGAACGAATCGATCGAGGCATTTGATTATGCCAAGAACATCATGATCGCTGCTATGAGGAACTTTGATTACCTCATCAGAAATTGTGAAACAACAAGCGGATCTTCGATCATTAACGTTGGCAATACTCAAGGTCTACTTGTTGGTATGACCGTTAAAGAGTATGTGTATACCGATACAGCTAATGGCGATCCAATCGAAACGGCAAACTTTATTAATGGTAGATTAAATAGAGGCGTCGCCGTTACAAACAATTCTAACCCAGCTATCCCTCAAGGCGCTTATATCAAGCGAGTAATTGACTCAGAAAACATTGAAATTGGAAATAGCGCTCCTGTTCTAACTACTGACTCTAATGGTAATGTAGTTGCTTCTTTTGGAAATTCTGTTGTTGCTATTTCAACTAGAGTTTCTGGTTTGTATCTCCATTTTGAATTCCCACAAACTGCCACGACTAATGATAGTGAAGATAGTTTGGTTGGTGGATACAGTGATATCGTTGCTGTAAGAGATAGTTCCGTTTTACAAGACACAACTGCTTGGAATCCAGTTGACGATGATTGGTATCCAGAATGTGCTAGCATTGCTTCTAGCATTCAAGAGTATTTTGTAAATATTTCTCTAATCCTCAACAATGGTCTAACACCTCTTGGTGGTACTGAGATTGATGCTCATAACTTGATTCTTGCTAACAAAGAGTTCATTGCTGCCGAAGCATATGATAGAATGTTGGCAAACAACCCTGGATTTGTAACTCCAACAGGAAATCCACAAGATTGTTTAGATGACGTTGTTGACATCCTAGAAACATTTGCCTACAACATTAAGTATGGCGGAAACGATAAAGTTTATGATGCTGCCGTTCTCTATGTAACTCAACCTAATCTTCTTGCTGGAGAAAGAGACGAATCCATCGAAGTTTATACTTCCATGAGAGATCTTGCTATCTCTGTTATGAAAAACGAACCAATTACGGTTCAAGGAACCCATGGTTTAACTCAGTATATTGATAACTCAGTACTTGGGGATACTTCAAGTCAAGCAGGTGTCTATGATTTTGCTAATGATTGTGCTAGTGTAGCTCAAACAATTACTACCTTTACTGGTATTATTACCCAGGCAATTGGTACGGAAGCAGATCCTGGAGATCTAGTTGGTATCACCAGAACCGAACCATCGTTCAATGTCGTTACCAGAGTTGAACCAAATCTCGATACAGCAAATCTTGCTACTCGTGCTACACTATTCACAGTCAACACTGGACTTTCTCAGTCTGATCCTCACTACTTCGAAACTGGAACACCAGTAAGACTTGTTCCTAATGTAAGAGACGGTGTTGATGCTGCTACTGTAGACAAGCGTGTTATCAGACTTCCCAAAGGATTTGATACAAACACCATCTATTATGTAATTGCTCCTGGTAGATCTACTCAACCAGAAGATTATTCTTCTGCTGCTACTTATCCTAACGTATTCACTAAGGATAATACTACTAAGATTATGTTGGCATCCACCAAGGAAAATGCCGCTGCTGGTATCTACATGTACTCTCCAGAGACTGACTCTGTAGATTATAACGTACAAATTGACCTCTACCAGTTTGTTCTTGATGAGTCATATGATCTTCACCAGTATGTTTGTAATTTCCCAACAGGTCTTACAGACGTTATCGAAACTGATGTACCACACATTTTTGATGTCCCTGGTACTACTGGACATGTACAAAGAGTCTTCTTTAGAACATTCGGTACAAACTCAACTCTTCCTCAGGTAACGAATCAGGGTGTAACTACTGAAGTTAATCCAAATCAGTATTATTATGTAAGATTTGTTACTCAGAAGACTTTCGCTGTATTTGAAACTGCCGCCGAAGCAGTTTCTGGTACACCAAGAATTATTTTTGCTCCTGGATTTGGACAAAACTTCTATGTATTTGCTGATAAGCGTGTATCTCCTGTAAGATTTGACGCTACTAGAGATGACAGTGCTTTACCTGCTGCTTCTCAAGAGACGACAACTGGTCAGTGGTACATTCAAACTACCGATGATTACGATCCTGCCGTAAACATTCAGGCAAGAATGAATCAGATCGGTCAAGATCTCAAGGATGCTAGATCGAAGAATACGATCTACAAGAGACTGAAAGATGACAGATCTGCTCTCGACAGAATCTATCGCCTACGTTATGTTATTCCTAAGTATGCTGATGGTGTACGTGATCCTCTCAATGGATTCGTTCTTAAGGCAAGAACTGACGAAACCAGAAGACTTCTACCTCAGAAGATCTTACTGAAACCAGTTGGCGTTGGTTCACCTTCAGTTGCTCTATTTAACGTAACAACTCAACTTGCTCAGGGTGGTACAATCGCTCAGCAACTAGGTTTAACTGCTGCTGAACTCGATCCTGATTTCCTATACGATCCATATAATATTGATCAAGTCAAAGTTATTGGATCTGAGAAGACAGAATCTAAGGTTTCCTTCAGCATTCAGTCTGCTAGAAAGGTAAATCAAAATGGAACTGATTACCTAGAACTCACTGTATT